TAGAACACTGTAAGACGATCCTGGAAACAACTAACTTTGGACAGCGAGGTAAAGCCGATGGAAGTAAGGTAGAGCAATACATAGGAATTGTAGGTCAATCGGTTGTCATGGATTTATTAGGCATGCCCTTGATAGAATCAACTGGAGGCCCTGATGGCGGCATAGACTTTACATATAACAACAAAACATACGATATTAAAACGATGGGCCGTGAAACATACCCACAGCCACACTATGTAAACAATTTAATAGCGCTTCAGGCGAACTATGCCGTTGATCGATACATATTTTGCAGCATAAACAAATTAACAGTTGAACTAACCATATGTGGATGGATAAACAAAAAAGAATTTTTGGATAATGCAATCTTATATCCCGAAGGCACAATCCGAACAAGAACAGACGGAACCACATTTATGACTAAAGCAGGCTTATACGAGCTAAAGAACTCCCAGTTAGTCCAAAGCCGTTCATTAGAGGAATTTAGAGAGCAGTTAGATGAATAGTCCATACAAAATAATAGAACCAACATGCATAAGCTTTAGCGGAGGAAGGACATCTGCATACATGCTTCACAAAATACTAGAAGCCAACAATGGTTTACCTGAAGATGCCATAGTATGTTTTGCAAATACAGGCAAAGAAGAAGAAGCCACACTTAAATTTGTGCATGATTGTGAAAAGAATTGGAATGTAGAAATACATTGGGTTGAATACTTGCCTGAAGACCCAAAATTTAAAAAAGTAACATTTAAAACAGCCAGTCGAAATGGTGAACCATTTGAAGCATTAATAAGACATAAGCAATATCTTCCTAATCCAGTAACAAGATTTTGCTCAATTGAATTAAAAATAAGAACAATCAGTAAATATTGCAAATCATTAGGGCTAGATGTTGGGGAAAATGATGCATGGGTTGGAATAAGAGCGGATGAGCCAAGGCGAGCAGCAAAAATACCTAGGCATAGAACTCCACTAGTTGCAGATCAAATAACAAAAGAAATTATAGGGGAATTTTGGGCTAACAATCAATTTGACCTAGGATTATCAAATAACAAAGGTGTAACTCCCAATGGTAATTGTGATTTATGCTTTCTTAAGTCAAAAATACCAAGTTTAATAAAAGAAAAGCCTGAAAGAGCTATTTGGTGGATAAGCATGGAAAATTTAGCAGATGAAATCTGCAACATGGAATCAGGTAAAAAATTTAGATTAGATAAGCCTTCTTACAAACAAATACATAAATTTGTAACAGATCAAACAGAATTATTTGATTTATTTGATAATGGCGATTCCATTCCCTGCTTTTGTGGTGATTAAATGACTAAAGATGAAAGGAAACACTATGAAAAATTGTCCCAAATTGGGTGCATTGTGTGTCGCAATCTTGGGCATGGCTATTCAGCTCCACATATTCACCACATACGGCATGGGGTTGGATTGGCTATGCGTAGCCATTGGAGTTTGGCTATCCCTTTATGCCCTTTACACCATCAAAATGGCGGTCACGGTGTGGCGCTACACGCGGGCCAAAAAACTTTTGAAAAAAAATACGGCACTGAAGCAGAACTTCTTCATCAAACTTTAACAATAATAGAGGACAAAATATGTTAGAATTATTAATTGGTGTATTAATTATGGCGATAGTCATATATTTTATGGGCAGGTAAAAAAATGCCAATAGCTCCTCTCAACACAAAGTGCAGAGAGTTAGGATGCAAAAACGAAAAGACAAGCCGATCCACCTTTTGCAACGATCATGGAGGCGGAATAACAGACAAGGGTAAAGAGAATAGCAAACTATACTCAACTGGATACTGGAAAAAACAAAGAATCATTCAATTAAGTAAAGAGCCGTTATGTGCGGCATGCCTCCTAGAAGGTAGAGTGGTCCAAGCGACAGCGATTGATCATGTGTTCCCGCATAGACAAGATGGACAAAAGTTTAAAACCAATTTATTTCAAAGTCTTTGTGTTCATCATCACACTATGAAAACGCAAGAAGAAAATAAAGGAAAGTATCTTCACTACTCTAGCAACGGAATCGTAGAGTATACCGATGCAGACTACCCAAATCTCATAGTGTAATAGTCGATTAATTGGTCAGTTTTGGTCAATTTAAGCAATTTTAAGCAAGTTATAGTAAACATGATCAAGTTATAGTCAGAAAAACCAAACTTTGATCAGTTTTCCTAAAATTATAGTGAACATAGTCGAGTTATAGTAAAAATGGTCTAGTTACAGTCAACTTTGATTAATTTAGTCGAGTCATGGTCGAGTTATAGTAAACATCATCTGTTTAATGCAAAAATAGGCCAAAAATGGTAGAGTTATAGTCAGATTTAAGCCATTTTATGCACAAAAAATGAGCAAAATAAGACATTTAGTAGGAGTTATAGTGATGTAGTCGAAAAGTTAGTCTGTTAGTCAAAAAGTTCAGACATTTAGTCGACATGGTAAAGAATTAGTCGAAAAAGTAAAAAGTTAGTCGAAAAGTTAAACATTTAATCGACTTTTATAGGACATAGTCAGACATGGTCAGAAAATTGCTAACTAAACAGAATTTACGAAAGATTTATAGGCTTTGTGCAAGTCTTCCTCCGTTTAATGAGATGCAGATGCCCCAGCCACATAAAATTAGCTTTAGCGTCATAGATACAGGCGAAGTATTTGGTTACTTTCACACAGAGCCAATGAGAATAGAAATAGACAAGATGTGCGACACATGGGATCATATATTCCAAACCATGATGCATGAGTGCATTCATGTGGCATTATATAAAGCTAATCATTCAGACTTTGATCAACATGAGGTCAAATTTAATAGAATAGCTAAACGAATATGCGATATGTATAAATTTGATATAAAGGAATTTTAATGGCACTTTTAGACACAGTATTTAGCACAATTAGCACAGTATTAGACAGAGTAATACCTGATAAAAACAAAAGAGCTGAAGCTGAAGAACAATTGCAGACATTATTAACTAGCCAAGATTTTCAAATAGCAGTTGAACAGATAAAGGTAAATGCAATTGAAGCTCAATCAGATAGTTTTTTTAAATCAGGTTGGAGGCCAAGCGTTGGCTGGATATGTTCTATTGCCTTTGGATTACACTTCGTTATATTTCCAATCCTTAACTGGCTTCTCATGCTATGCGGACAATCACCGATTCTTGTGCCATTTCAAATGGATACTCTTTTAACAGTATTACTAGGATTATTAGGCATGGGAACATTAAGAACAGTTGAAAAAATGAAGCTAAAATGAAACTAACCGAACACTTCACATTAAATGAGTTAACATACAGTGATATTGCCGTTAGACATGGCATAGATAACAATCCAAGTAGTGATATTGTTATTAACCTTACTCGCCTTGCTAAATTCTTGGAAAATGTCCGTGCTTTGTTTGCTAAACCCATTCGTATTAATTCTGCCTACAGATCACCTGCGGTAAACAATTTATTAGGAAGTAAGCCAACATCTCAACATTGCATAGGATGTGCAGCTGATATTAGAATAGAAGGCATGACATCTGATGATATAGTAAAGAAGATTGTTAAAAGCAATCTACAATACGATCAAGTAATTAGGGAGTTTGATAGCTGGGTTCATATAAGCATACCAATTAAAGAAACAGTAAAGCCACGCAAACAAGCGTTGATTATAGATAAGACAGGCACACGCGCATACGCATGAGTGAATATGTGTTGTGCTACACACTATGTATGTTAGACTATGCAAAATGGATAGCTATAATATTAATAACAATACACATTATAAGAAAGGATAAGAATGAATCGCACAGAAATACTAAAGACAGCAAACGAATACATAACCAAGGATCGTCAGGCCACACACGGCCACGCGGAAGATAACTTCAAGAACATAGCTAGACTATGGTCAGCATACACCGAACTACCAATCACTCCACAAGATGTAGCCATGATGATGGCGCTTCTCAAAGTCGCACGCTTCAAGGTCAATCCTTCACACACAGACAATGCCATCGACCTATGTGGTTACGCAGCACTCGCAGGCGAGATAGGGAATATAAATCAATCAAATCAAAGGCTTGCAGAATGAATAACTTAAATCTTTTGGGGGTCCTAAACGAG